TTCCTATCAGCTAAGACGATTGTGCCGTCAGGATACAGATAATTAATAGCTTTTATACTCTTCTCTACTTTGCTACCATCTTCTGTTATTACGTTAAAAGTCATTTGCCACCCTGCAAGATAGATGGGGGGTAACTTTTTTGCACCACGAATAATAAGTTGACGGCGTTGTCTCCAAATAAGACGCTTTCCCTTATCCAGTTCTATTGCTAATATCACTTTGGGAATAGGTATACTGATAACATCATTAATCTGGCGTTGCTTCCAATAATTGAGAACCTGTGAAGTTTGATAAATGCGGAAATACTTGAGGGCATCACGATTAATATCGCGATATGTATGGAGGATATGCCCTCCCGGATTGCATTCCCAAAGGACTGTTTCATCACCGTATACTGCCGACCAAGTTAGCGGGTCTTCTTGAGGATTGATTATCCTTAATGGTTGACCTTGAACCCGTGATAAGTCATCACCAGCATACAGCTTATTGGTAGGTTTTTGAGACATTGCATTGTCTCCTTTTTATTTAGTTTTAATAATCATTGGGAGTTTTCCCATTTTGATAATAGAAGGGTTGAGTAACCTTTGTATGGTCACCATGTTTCAAAGGAACTAAGTTCTCCAATCTATTATCTAAGCCGTTATTGTTATGGTGGTGAACATCAACTTTGGGACTAAGAAACTTTCCTCTATGTCCCCCCAACACTTATGAGAAACTTACTATTAGGATAATGTTTCCATAAGTGGTTCTCCATAATAAACCGATGTTCATAAATACCACCACGTGAGTCAGCAAAAGGATGGTCAGGATATTTAATCCAAACATTATTATTGGACTTATAAACCCTTCGAGTTGCAGGATTATATCTTGGGTGGTTCTTTCCCTTTATTCCTTCTGCCCGACAGGAGTTATTGCAGAATACTCTCTGGCTCTTATTATGCTTAAACTCATTGAAAATAATTGTAGTCTTATTATCACAAGCAGCACATCTAACAACCAATGTAGCAAAAGAGTATTTAATAGGATTATACTCAACGAATCGGGGAATCTTCCGCTTGAATAGACGATTTATTCTCTGAAGTCCTTCTATATCTATACTATAATCTTCAAGTATTAAGAACTCCATCATCCTTTTTGCATTGAGTAAGTCTTTCATAAAATCATCTCTTGACAAGACCTAACAAACGTTAATATCATTGTAACGTTATCAGGTCTCATCATACATCCAGGTAATTGTTTCAGCGGCTTGATTACCACCGACTGCCGTTGAACCAACATTTAACTGCAATATAATCTGTTTCGTAATTGGCTCATTCGTTCCAGGAGTTGACCATGCTGCTTCTTCAGCTACTGCACGTGTTGAACCTGAAGTATATGCGAATAAACTCGATGTACCAGTAATACTGGTATGGTCAGTCATTATATCCCATGAATCGCCAGAACCTGTTGCTTGGTCGTACGAAGCAAGAGCAACATCTTCATCACCGACTTCGACTGTACATCCTGTCCATCCTAAAGTTCCATCCGTGTAGATTTTAATATTATCAATGTCGTTGTCTGGCGCTGTACCTGCGCAATACAGGCAAATCGCTTTCCATGCACTGTAGTTAGTGCCTGCCGCAGGTTTCACGCAGGGATTGTTAGTATCCTGCGTGTTATCATCTGCTAACTTGAAACGTAAGTTAGTAGCTTGTGCATCAGCGGGACCCGCGCCGTTGTAATATTGGGTTTGTACTGCTGCTGCCATTATGTTTCACCTCCTCATCAGAAAGGGTTTGGATAATTTGAACGCATTACTTCTCTCATTTTTATCATCTCCTATAAAACACCTGTTGGATAACCTTGTCCTGTAATTCTTAGTGCTAAATCTAATTTATTTTCTGGTATCTGACTTGCTGGAACAGTCATTCTCTCCCAAAATGTAAATGTTTCACCTACTAAAACATTTCCTATTGATAATGCAGCAGCAGGAGTAGCAGCATCAAGTCCTGCTTGACTGGTTGCTAACTTCATCCAACTCGTCTGACTTGAACCAGCAGTATCTACAGAAGTAATCAATAAATCCTTAATATCAGTAGTTCCATCATTTCGCCCAAAAAGTTGAACGTCACGTACTTGACCCGTATCGCCATCAAATGAAATGGGGGGATACTCAGATACAGGGTCAGTCTGGGTGGTATCCTTAGAGTACGCATTTAAGTAAGAATTTGTTTTGTACACATTAACTACAGTTGACATTATCTAATACCTCTCAAAAATTAGTTATCGTTGAAGTAGTGTTACACTTAAATTATACTTCCCTCCCCTAACATATTTCGCTCTGAACTTACTTATCCAGTACACCACGTAATAAGTTGGAGATGAGCTATCAGGATAGAAGTATAATTTACCTTCCATTGCTAACACCTGTAAACTCTCAATCATTGCTTGGGAAATATTTCTAAAGAAAAGATTCCACCAATACTTTGTTTCAATATTTGTTCTCTCAATAATAACGTTATTTCTCTTATGTTCTATACGATATGCTTCAAAATCCAAAGGTAGGGATAAGTCTGACCTCCCGCCTGGAATAGAAGGATATTCTTCAAATGTGTAACTCCCCGTACCGTCTACCCGTGTTATCTTAGATAGTGCCATTTCTCTTACGCACCTTTCTCAAGATTGTTGCCATTAAAGATTTAAGTCTCTTCCTTATATTTTCTTCCGTTAAGTGGAAAACTAAATATCCTTTTTTCTCTAAATACTTATCCCGTTTCTTTTCACGTTCCTCCGAATAATCTTTATTATTTTCAGAATGCCAATATTCACCATCGCATTCAAGTATTACATTATCAAGAATAATAAAATCAGGAAAATAATAACCCACTCGCATATTATGCTTATATTTAATTGAATGTTTTTCTAAGAAATTCTTTACTATTAATTCAATACCTGTAAAATAATTTTTAGATGTATGTCTAAAATTATTATGATTCTCTTCAAAAACTTTCGCTATTGTAATTGCTATTTTCAATTTTGTTCTTTCAGAGTGCTTCTTACCATACATTGGATGATTCGTTCCTCTGCAGCTTTCACTTATATTTTTCTTATGTTCTTCCGAAAGTATCTTTCCTTCATGACTTCGACTCATTTTTTCTTTTGCTTCTTCTGAATGTTCTTTTCCTTTCATTCCAACATGATTTTTACTTATCTTTTTCTTCGTTTCTTCTGAGTGCCTTTTCCCTTTATGACTTTCACTCATTCTTCGTCTTGATTCTTTAGAATGTTTCTTACCATAAAATGAATTCTTTTTATCTTTCATTATTAGACAATCCTTAATTTATGCTTGCCAATTTTCCTCCAGTTCTTCTGTATAAGGTAATAATTTACGAGCAAGTTCACGTAGCGCCTCCGGGTTATCGAAGTTTATCAATCCTTCAAAATAATTTGTTTGTTGGAAAGACATACCTTCCCTGCTGGCGATAAAAGTATCAGGAGATGGAGTTCCTATAATAGCTGGTGCAGGACTAACATCCGTTTCTATTCCAGGTGCATTAATAACTTGAACGGGAAGAGGAGCTGAGATTGTATAAGGTTGCTGTGGTTCAACACCTGCTGTCTGCCGTCGTTGAACATCTTCCCACTGTCCTAATAATGCAGGGTCAACTCCCAAATCTCTATATTCCTGTTGTTGTGTTTTAAACATGATTGCACTCTGAGCTTGGGCGCCCTCTCTATACGTGGTTATATCAGATTGTAGTTGCTGTTCAATATCTGACCTCTTCTGTGCTGTTATTTCTTCCGCTCTCTGTGTATCCTGCAATGCGCTCTCTTGTCTTTGACGTGAGTCCTCTGCTCGTTGACCCCAACCTTCCATCGCTTCGGAGGCAATCATTGTTCCTGCTTCAACTGCTAATCCTAAGGCAACGTATTTCTTCCCAGCCTTATCTGTTTCTTTAATTTCCTTTGACAGTGTTGCTGCTCTCCCTGCGGCTACCGCAGCTGCTACACCAGCAATACCAGCCCGAACATAATCTTGTGCGAGGAGAAATTTACTTGCCATCGTAGCAAGTTCTTCAGCATGGTGCTGCATAGACTTCTGATGCGTCTTCATTCCTTCAGCACGACGCATCATTTCCATACCCTTGGTCATAAGATACTTGCTTATTAACTGTCCTCCCCATTCAATAACATCCGCTATCATTGACTGCCATGTTTTATTTGATGTACCAGATAGCATCTTAAACAATTGCCTTGCTACTCCGATTGATTTACGGGTGTACTTTGTAATAGTTTGCCATGTATCTACTCCACTTTTTCTTATGGTTTCATCTGCTTCTAAGTTCACCCTTGCTCGCTCTAATGCAAGCCAGTTATCTATTTCAAATTGGTTCGCACCCAACTCAGCATATTTTGCTGCTTTTATTTCTAATTGTTCAAGTTCGTATGCAATAGATTGTCCTGTTAATTCTGCAATACGTGCATTCATTTCTTCCGTCTGTTCTAATCGTGCCCCAAAGAACTCTTCTCGTCTTTTAGCAACGTAAGTATCTATCTGTGCTTTTGCGAACCCTGCTTTTTCGTAATCGCTTACTTCCTTTTGCAATGTGAGTTCAAACATTTGTGTATCACTAAGTACCGTGTCTAACCATTTCCGTGATAAATTACCAATAATATCAATCTGCTTCTGTCTTAAATCTTCATATGCTTTTGCTCGTTTCTTTACACTCTTAATATCTAAATCCGCACCCTCTAATATCTTTGTTGTAGCCTCTTTTGCTTGAAATCCCATGTCTGTAATTGATGGTGTTACTTTCTTGTTTATAATTGCTCCGAGTTCATTAAATCTTGCAAGTAGTTCAGAGGGAATAGCTTCTTTCATGATAGGAATAATCGTCTGTTTAGCAGTATACCCCATAGTAGTCATATAATCTTTGAACACGGTAGCAATATTTTGTGCTTCTTTTTGCGCTACTTCTCCTGTCTCACGCCAGCCCTGTTCCCAGAATTGACCAAAATCACTACTCCGTCCTTCCATTCGATCATACATCTTATTAAAATCTTGGCTAATATCAGGCTCGATAGTAATTATAGGAATTTCAGGTAGCTCAATCTTTACACCTTTAAGAGCATCTACAACTCCTTTTGCGCTACCACTTGTTATCGCCATTGAAAGTTGCATCGCTCTCAATCCAGTATTTATTTGGTCTCTAAACTTGTTAAATTGTACTATCCACCAATTAAAGGCATCTATGACTCTCACTGTAAGCCACTTAATTCCATGCCACACTTCAGTTATCATTGCATCGCTAAGATTTACTATGCCTGTCATCACCCCAAAGAAGGCTATCTCCAGAGGTTTCCAAATGATTTTCCCAACAGACAGAACAATTTTTACAGCACCTTGCATCGCTCCACCGATAGCGACAACAATAAACTTTCCAAATTCAACGAGAGCACGTGAAGCGAATTCCCAATCTCCTAATTTCTTAACAAACGCAACAAAGCTCTGTATAACAAGAGAGAATATCTCTGGAAGGTGAATAATAATCCTCACAAGTTTCGCAATTGACTGTCCCACTCTATTTACCCACTCATCCAATTTCCCCTCAGTCCTTAACTTATTTACCCACCCAAGCACATCCTTCAAAGCATCTTTAATCACTTCAAAGGTGGGAGCAGCGAGCTGACGCTGGAGCGTTCCCCATGCATCCTTTAAGTTTGATACTATACCCTGAAATGTAGTGGACATTCTTTCCATACCACCCGCAAAACGGTCTTCCATAATGGCTATCAAGGCATCATTGACAGACTTCATATCTTGTATCTGCCCGCGTGCATTCACCTTCGCACCTGCTTCTATTAACTGCCTCTTGGTGATACCGAACTCTTTCAGGCGTTCTAACTCTCCTGTCTGGGCATCCGCTATTGCTTCTATTGCTTGCATCAAAGGTTTCCCCATAGTAGATGCCATATCCCCAATCAGTCTAAGGGTTTCCTTGGCTTTGATACCATAGGTTTCTAATCTTACAGTAGCCTCTACTACTTCAGGGATTTGGAAGGGTGTCTTTGCAGCAAACTCTTGCGCCCAAGCTAACGCCTCAGTCGCTTTAGTCATACTCTTGAGGGTTGTCGCAAGTGTCATCTTCAAAGTTTCCATCCGAGCATTAGCCATTACCCCTTGTTGAATGAAACTCTTAAATGCTACTTGGGCAGTTTTAATTGCAAGGAGTAATATACCGAGAGCACCAACAATTTTCATTATAGACGCAGTACCAATTGAGCCAAAACCTGAAAATTGCTTGGTTAAACCCGCTCCTGCTTTTTGAAGTCCAGAGGTCATCTTGCTACCTGACCTCCGCACCTTATCAAAGCCCTTTGATGCTTTATCTCGTGCATTTATAAAGATTGCAACTTCTCTTTTCATAATTATTTTAGAACCGTGTACGGGGTGAAACATCCTGCATAGCAGTCCGTGCCCGACCTCTCTGTTCCATACGATTTACCATCTCATCATGAAGTTCCTTCTCATGCCGTAAAACAACTTCATGTACAGCCTCAATCTTTTGTAGGAGGAGTTCATCTTGGTCAAACACACCTCCTGCTTGCGGTAATACTAAATCCCGTAGTCTACGACATCTAATATATAAATTGAATGTGTCTATTATCCAGGGGTCTACTGGATTGGTTTCTTCATCATGATGCTCACCTAATAACTCATAGACCCCTTTCCTCAGTCCTGGTCTTCATCAGACGTTAGATTATTACGCTCATTAATTTCATCTAACAGCTTATCAGCTACCCACTGCGGTAACATATCATACAGCTTAGATGTGAATGGTGCTTCCTCTTCTGGGTCAGTTACATCCCCTATATTCTTTACTTTCACACAAGCTGATAATACCTTCGCTTTAGCTGCTGTCCCATATTCAAACTGTGATTGTCCTTTCCTATTCACAGAATATAATTGATTAGTTATCTTCGCCATATCCCCTGCGGATAGTGGTCTTAACCCAAAACTCGCTGTACCTATCGCTGGAGCATCTTTGTCTCTGAGCACTCTATCATCATCCTCAGGTGTCCAGGGTTCTTGTGTTTCTTCATTATAGTGAATCTTCCACCAATCCAGTTCTTGTTCTTTAGTGATTAATTTAAGTGACATTCTGTAGGGAGCCTCCTTGAATATCTAAGTTTTACTAATAATCTTCTTCATTATCAAGTATTGCTGCAATAACTCTGGCATCAGTGGAATAATACAATGCTTTAAATTCCACTGTATAAATACCTCTTTCTGATGTCCCAGCTATCTGTGGTAACGGATTTGTGGTTATTCTGGCATTCGGTACATCAAGTTGAAGACTGTAATCATTCGTTCCCATACTGGAACCCGTCCATGTTGCTATTATATCTAACTGATTATCTGCAACATAAGCATTAAAATCATTTGCGTCTTCAAATTCTCTATCAAACGCACCTGTTACTTGAAGAATACCTTCGGGTAATGCTGCGATATACTCCGTACCATTTGCAGATACCTTATCGGTTATAATATTGTTAGTAATTGTAACGGCAAACCGTTCAATTGTTGTATCAGAAGTCGGTGAGACACCCGCATATCCTTTGCTAACTGCTAAATCCTTGAATTGAAGTGGTCTCATAGACTCATAATCACTATCACCTGGACTTATCACTGCTGCCCATAGATGTTGCTGTAAAGACCCTTCAACAGTTAATCGTAAAATATCTCTGGCACTATTCTCAAGCGTCAAAGTATTAATCTTTGCTCCCGCCCCTCTATAAGTGGGTGTCGCTGTCACAGCTTTATCAACAAACATAGTGAATGACGGAAGAGACGACGCAGGGGTAAATGTATGCCTATTCTCATCCCCAATAAGAACTTGAGAACTAACATCTCCAAACGCATATTCCAGTACCTCTCCTATTTCACCTGGAACCGCCCATTGCTCCCAAGTAAAAGTATAATCAATCCCTGTCTTTTCATCACGGTATTCCCAACGAGTACCACGTGCTTCCTCACTTGCTACTCTTGCTACGACTGTTTCAATATTACCAGTCTGACAGGCAATGTATCTGGTAGGTGTTGTAATAGCAGTCCCATAAGAACTTTCTTTAGCAACCCCCATCTGTCCTTGCCATGCTATCATTATGGAAACCTCCTTTACTTATTTAAGACTTTATCTTTCCTAATTCGTGTTAAGACTCCAGCAAATTCTTTTCTAAAATCACTTTTTATTTCATCTCCACGAACATGGAATATAAGAAACCCTTTATTTCTGAAATACTCATCTCGCCTATCTTTGTTATCTCTTTCTTTGTGCCAATATTCACCATCGCATTCTATTATTACATTATCAAGAATAATAAAATCAGGAAAATATGAACCGATTCGTTTGTTATGCAGATACCCTATATTATGTTCTTCAAAGAAATTCTTAGTGATTTCCTCAATATCCGTAAAGTAATCAGGGGAAATGTTCTTGAAATCATCATTATCTCGCGAAGCACGTTTTTCGGCTGCTATTGCTATTTTTTGACGATGTTCTTCAGATAAAGTTTTACCTTTCCAATATCGAGCATTATTTTCACTCATTTTCTGGCGATGTTGTTGGGAAAATTCACGTCCTTTCATTGCTCTGCTAATTTGTCTTCGAGTCTTGTTTGAAAGTTTTCGTTTCTTTGCTGCTTCACTCATTTTGTTCTTACTTTCTTCTGTATGTTTTTTTTCCATAAAAAGGATTATTTTCCCTCTTTAGAGATTCACTCATTCTTTTACGGGTTTCTTCCGAATGGTGTTTTCCATACATAGGGTTATTTCTGCCTCTTCTCATTCTACTCATTTTCTGTTTTGTTTCTTCAGTGTGCTTTCTTCCATAAAAGGGATGCCTTTTACCCTTTGTTACTTCACTAATCCTCTTCCTTGATTTTTCTGAGTGCTTACTTCCTTTTACCACTTTACTCACTCCCCCATCGTATATTAGAAACTAAATGACAAAGAATCACATACGTCAAACCGCTCCGGTCACCGATAAGAGGGGAGCCATATTCAATTTCACCATCATAATTTGTATCATGGACTGTGCTATCCCACGTATAGTTCTCATCAATTACAACTTTTACCTCCTCCCAAATATCACACGCATTCTCATAACTTGTATCTAAGACCCCAGTTGTCACGTGAACAGCAATATTCCATTTATACTGTTCGCCAAAACCTTCTGGGTCTGTACCTGCTGCTCTT